TGTGAATCATTTCTTGTGACAATGGAGTCACTCGGAAACAACTTCCTTACTCTTGGTCATATTGAAGATCCAATATTTAGTGGTACTAGAACATCAATTGTACCATCACCTATTGGGGAGATAATTACTAAGAATAAGAGAGCACCAGCGAAACTATGTCCGTTTATCAACGCAGAGGGCGAAAGGATTGATCCTATGCGCCTAGCAATGAAGAAAGCGGATGTCGCCCCTTCACACATTGATAGTGAAATACTTGAAGCGTGTGTTGCGGACGTCGCTGGAATGCTCAGAACGAAAACAGAGAGAAGTTTCAAGCCTCTTACTCTCGAAGAATCGATTATGGGAATCGAGGGTGATCCATGGATAACCAGTTTAGCTCGTAGGAGCTCTCCTGGTTACCCGTGGATACACCGTCGTACTCGTGGTCGAGGAAAAGAACAATGGCTTGGTCAGAACGAAAAATGGATTTTGGATGATATTGAGTTTATGATGGCTTATAACATTCGAATGGGGAAAGCGATGTCTGGTGAGAGGATACCCACTTATTGGGTTGATACTCTAAAAGACGAGCTTAGAGACCATGCTCGCGTAGCCGCGGGCAAAACACGTCTCTTCTCCGTAGGTGAGATGACATTTAATGTCGCAATACGACAGTATTTTTTACCTGTCGTTGCTCATATTATGGAGAACCGAATCCGTTTTGAAAGCTGTGTTGGAGTCAACGTTTACTCTTCTGATTGGGAGAGAATTGTCAAGAAACTCATGCTGAAGGGTCGCAACATTATTGGAGGCGACTTTGCGGGATTTGATGGCGCGTTGCTCGGAGAACTCCTCTGGGCCGTTTGTGATCTGCTCGTTAGCATGATGGACTTGACTGACGCTGAGAAAGTTGCAGTTTACGTTCTATTTAGTGACATCGCTCATTCGGTTCATATTAACCGTGATACTGTCTACACATGGAACCATTCTCAACCGAGTGGCAATCCTCTTACGGTGATAATTAACTCCCTCATCAACTCTTTGATTTTCCGTTACATATGGATGTTGATAACTTTTCAGACCCAATATTATGGTATGAAAATGTTCAACAAACATGTGTCGATGGTTAATTATGGAGATGATGTGGATGTTAATGTCACTGAGGAGATTTTGCCCTTGTTTAATGGATTCAGTATGACAGAAGCTTTTGCTAAGATCGGTTTTAAATTTACTGATGAGCATAAAGGTGTTGCAGTTCGATGTAAGACGTTGGAGAGTACGAGCTTCCTCAAGCGCGACTTTGTCTTTGATGACGTCACTTTCCGTTGGAAGGCCCCTCTTTCCTTGGATACTGTGTTAGAAATGGCGCAGTGGGTTCGAGGAAAGGAGGACCATCATTCGGTTTGTGCCCAAACCTTAGAAATGGCCGTGTATGAGTTGGCTCAACACACGAAAACGACTTTTGATAAGTACATCGGATGGTTTGAACTGGCCGCTAAGATCCTGCAAGGATCAGCTAGGGTAGTTTATGAAACTTATGAAACTTATCAGAGAATGGACTGCACTAAATATTACTTAGTGCCTAAATTCTAAGCCATGAGAAGTGAGGTTTAGTCCGGAGTACCAGCTTATAAACTGGTGCGTTAACACGGCGAGCATGTACGGGAAACGTCTAGATACGTAACGCCCTGTGCCCAAAAAACCCATTTCTTTGGCAACCGACCAGCGTATGTCGTTAAACTACGCATCTGTCTGTGTGTGCTTGTGAGCGTGAATGTGTGAGCAGTAGTGCAGGGTGATATACCCGGCTACAACATGGCAGAACTCGCTACTGAAGGAACTGATGCTCCAACTGTGGTTGAGGAAATTGAGATCGTAACCTTCGAAGATGAAGGGAGCGTGGAGGCAGGTACTCTCGCCATGCCTACCGGCATGCCTGAAAAGTATGCTGGTTCAGCTAGAGAGGGTCGAGAACACACGGTTGTGGATTTCTTGTCTAGACCTATGAAGCTGATGAATTTCATCTGGTTAGCTACTGCGACCCCTAACACCGATCTCTTCGTTATCAATTTTCCTAATGATCTATTGAAGCAGCCTGCTGTTTTTGAAAAGATTAGAGGATTTACTTGGTTTCGGGGAGAGATGGTGCTTCGGGTCAATGTTAATGCCCAGAAGTTTCAGCAGGGCCGGTTGCTTTTGTATTTCATTCCTTATCGATTTACGAAGACATCTGACCCTGCTTCTCAGCATCTTACTTCAAAGACTGGTTTTCCACGCGTGGATATCGATCTTGCGCAGTCCCAATCTATGACTATTCGGCTTCCATTTGTGGCTCCTATGTCACATTTAAATTTAATACATGAGGAATGGTCGATAGGCACTGTTGTGGCAACTGTCTATGGCAAATTGGCTGGCGGTACTGGAACAGGTATTGGTGGATCTGTGTGGGCTCACTTCGAAAACGTGGAGATTAATCTCCCCACTGGAGTGAAACCTTACATTGTCCCACTACCTGAAGAAGGCGGCAGTTATGTCAAGACTTTTGCGCAAGCAAATATTAAAGGTGAAAAGTCAGCTTCGGGAGGTACTATATCTGGAGCGGCTCGGGCAGTAGGTTCCGTCGCAACGTTGGCAGCCAATATTCCGGGGATCTCAACCTTCGCAGCTCCTATTGCTGCGGTGGCTGGGGTCGCCGGAAGTTTGGCGTCGGCGTTTGGGTTTTCTAAACCCTTGACGGAAAAACTGGCTGAGCCGATACAGATTTCTACGGCTCGAAATCTTCCTAATTTCAACGGAATCGATATGAGTAAGCGCCTCGCGATGGATGCTACTAATTCCATTAGCAATGATGCCATTTTTGGTTCAAATGTTGATGAGATGTCTTTAGCATATATTGCGGGTACGCCGAATTATTACGAATCCTTCGATTTTACGACGACTCAAACAGCGGATACGGTTTTATACTCGACTCCTGTGTGTCCGGTTGGAAAGCTCCAACCGTATAAAGATTACACTAATACGTGGATCTTCACACACCTCGCTTTTATAGCGCGGATGTTTGATTTTTGGTCCGGATCAATCAAGTTCAAACTTCGTTTTGTTAAAACTAAATTTCACTCTGGTCGACTCCGAGTCTCTATTGTTCCTATGGGAATAACGGGGGCTACGGTTTTGGCCTTTGATGCGAATAAATGTAAATCTTATATTATCGATTTGAAAGAAAAGTCTGAATTTGAATTTTCCGTACCATACACCTTTAATGCGCCTATGATGCCAACAGGCGGGGGTTCTAGTAATAATGCTATTCCTATTTCCCCTGCACATTCCGTTGTTGTTATCACCGTGTTGAACGAACTCGTCACTCCTTCTACCTTAGTCTCTGACACAGTTAATGTCATTGTTGAGAAGGCTGGGGGTGATGATATCGCTTTTCACGTGCCTAGGCGGGTGGGTGGCACTTTGATCTATTGGGATCATGGTGCTGGCCCACCAGACCGCTCTATTAAGAAAACTTATGCACAAATGGATGTAGGTAGGGAAGATGTACAGATGGGTGACGATTCACCAGTGCAACTGTTTAATAGCCAGTACTCGATTAATCCTGCTGATGCGCTTGGTTGTGTGGGTGAGACGATTGTCTCTGCCCGCCAACTATTGAAGCGTTTTCAGCCGGTGGATTTGCTTACTTTGGCTAATGTTGTTATCTCTCCGTACGTTGTTAATTGTAGCTTATCGGATGCTCATGGTATTGATGTTACGGGGGTTTATACGGATTATTATTCTTGCTTTTCATCTCTCTTCGCTTTTATGCGGGGAGGGATGAGAATCAAGGCTTTTTATCCCGGAACCTCTGAATCCAATGATATGCTCGAAAGAGTTTATCTTGGCAAATGTGAAAACCAAGATCCTTCGATATCCCTTATCTCATCCTCTACTACAGCTGGAGGACATACGAAAGATGCGAATATCCCCAATGTCCCCATGCGGGATGGTTGTTTGGAATTCGAGGTGCCATATTATAATCAATATCCTATGGTACCTACGAATTTCGCAGAACTTACTCCCGTTACTGGTGGCAAAGGTGATCCTCGTCTTCAACGTGTTGTTTATATTCAGTCTAATGCTTCCGCAACTGCCGAAAGGCTTTTGTATCGAGCTGTGGCTGAAGACTTCCAGTTTGGTTTCTTAATAGGGACCCCCCCGGTGGTGCTCGTACTTTGAGCACCTCCCTAGAAATAGGTTCACTCTAATCTCTTCCAAAGAAGAGAGGCTGGTGATACCCAACAGAAAAATGACTATATTTATTTAGAAAATGTCTTTTCCCCTATTTCTAGGGGTTTTTAACATTGTTTAAATAAATCTGTTGGGTAGCAATCTATTTGATTTTATAGTCACGTTTATTGCCGTTTGTAACTTTATTATTTTAGAAAATTACTCAAAATGAATATTGTGCAAGC